GACTCCCTTACAGGCCGTTACTGCCTGCCGCGTCAACCAGCCGAACTGGTATCTTGTTACCTGTCTCACCGCGACGGACTCTGACAACATCGCTATCACCGAATACGCTCAGAGCGTCCAGCCTGCGCTGCAGAACATCTATTTGACCTCTAGCGTATCTGCATTGTTTGGGCTTCCTGGGAACATCTTTACCACGCTCAAGATTGGGAACTACAATCGCGGTCATGGGATGTATGCCACGACTCAAGGCGGATCGGCGCTGTTGAACGCATATCAGGCGTGCGCCGTTGCGGGCGTGGCAATGGGCCTGAATACCGGCCTTGCCAACAGCAACTCCTCGCTGGCGGCAAAAACGCTTGTGGGGCAGACGCCGGTGAATGACGGGCCGGACACGAACACAGGCGCTCCGCTCACGTTCACCCAAATCAACACTTTCGCTGGAACACCTGGGCTTGGCTTCGGAAACAATGGAAATAGCTACAACGATTACGCCGCAAGCTATGAGTTCTACTATCAGGGCGTGAACGCGAATGGGCTGAGCTTTACAACCATTCTCGGCCTCGATATGCTGGCGGCTGACTGTCAGATTTCGATTTTGAATGTGCTCCAGGCGCTGCCCTCAATCCCACAGACTGACCCTGGTCAGGCGCTCGTATTGAACGCAGTGCGCGGGGCTTGTGCAAGGTCGGCCAATCGCGGATTCATTGCGGCTGGAACGTGGAATGGTGCGACGATTCCAACGCCTCCCGGTACAGGGTTAACGCCGGGTACGGCGCTCACAACGGGCTACTGGGTGGCTTCTCCTTCATTCTCTACGCAGTCGGCTCCAGATAGGGCGCTATTCAAGTCCATGCCGGTCTATGTGGCCGTGGTTTTGGCCGGAACACAGCAAAGCTTCTTAATCGCAGTGAACGTGCAACAGTGAGGTGATGTATGGCATTCGGAACAACGACATATTCAGGCATGGGCGTAACCGGGGCTATCAATTCCCCGTATGCCGGACCCTTCATTCTCGCTGGAGCTTTTCTTGGCCGTGGGAAAGTCACCGTCACGATGGAGCACGAATGGACAGAGAATGATATTTCTGTTGATGGCGCAGTGATGGTTTCTGCAAGTATTGGGTTTCAGGGAATGGTTGAGATTGAATGTCAGCAAACTTCTTCGCTGAACTCATACCTCAAGGCTGCGCAGAATTCCCATCAAACAGCACTTGCCAATATGGACCCAAGTCAGTGGGCCGCGATCTCTCTTGAATTTCAGAACCTCACTACAAACGATATGAGCGTCTGCACGGGAGTTTCGTTCACCAAGAAACCGCCATTGCCGATGGGTCCAAAAGGCGAGTACATCCGCTGGACTCTCCGCGCTGCTAACATTGCCAATCTGTAAGGAGACGCATGGATCATAAAGACGTTCAAATCGGCGAATCTTCCTACCGCATAGGTCGCATGAAGGCGGCAGACGGTAGCTGGATTGCTACGACATTCGCAAAGCGGTATCGGGAATACAGAGAGGCAAATCCGTTTCCTGAACCAGATCCGAATGCTGAACCTACGACTCCTGTTCCTGCGGAACTCGGATATATGCTCTCGGCCCAATTTCTTGCTGAACAACTATCGAGAACCGAGTACACGGAAATGCAAACGCTCTGCCTTTCGGTATGCGGGCGTTACAGCAACAAAACAGGTTCTCCGCTTTCTCTTCCGATCTTGCTTCCGAATGGTGCATGGGCAATACCGGAACTTGAGTACGATGGGCCAACAATTCTGCAACTGACAAAGGAGACATTGGCATTCAATATCGCCCCTTTTTTTCCAGGAGCCGGGTCAGTAGGGACGACTCCGGCGACGGATTCGAGTCAACTGAGTTCCCAAACCTAGACCCGTTTCTGTGGCGTCCCGTGCTGGCCGGAGTTTGGACGCATCGGGATATTGTTGAAGGTGTATTCACGTTTCAGGATTTGTGCGAGGCGCATGAATATCTTGACGTGAAGGAAAAGAACGAGGCCGACTTCCGCGCATGGAGAGCGGCAAAGGAGGCATAGAGATGGCCGATGTAATCAAATCTTATCTAATCAGTCTCTCTGCCTCCACAGATAAAGCATCCTTCGACAAATTCACCCAAGCAATGACCGGCGCGGAGAAAACCGTCGCGTCATCTGTAGGTGGGATACTCAGTAAATTCCTTGCATTTGAAGTGGCCGGAATAGCCGCCTTTGCATCCGTTGGTTTTGGGATTATAGGATACCTAGATAAATTAGCAATGCTGGATCGCAAGCAGCAAATCCTCGCCATGCAGAACATGATGAGCGTACAGCAATATCGCTCTCTCTCGATGGCTCTGGATACGATGGGCGTTTCTATAGAAGATGTGATCTGGGGCACGAATGAAATGAAAGAGCAGTTTCATGGACTAATTCAAGACCAAAAGCAGTTGGCCGCGATGGTTGGTCCTAATTACGAAGATTCGATGAAACAGATACGGGGAGTTATATACGAGTTCCAACGCCTTGAACTCAAAGCTAAATGGTTTGGCATGAAGTTTGCAGAGGACTTGCTTGGAAAAGTAGGATTCGGTGGAGGTGGAATTGAATTACAGCTTGAACGTCTGAACGATTTTGTTATGAAGAATATGCCCCATTGGTCGGACGTTCTCAGTACGGACGTGATCCCGTATTTTACTGACCTATGGAATTTAATGAAGGAATTGAAACTTGTAGCAGGGGAGTTTGAAGTTGGATTTGTGCATCTCATGGGCGCAATGTCAGGCGACGATGCGTTAAAGAACTCGAAGGGGAGTTTTGAAGACCTGTCTAAATCTATTGGAATGGCGGCTCACGAGTTCGGAGTTATACTTGAGATACTTCCTAAGATAGCCACTATACTTATTCCCCTTATGGAAGAGTCCGTAGATGCACTTACGGGCGTTTCTGAATTCATGAGCGGCCATCCATTCAAAGCGAAAGAGGATTTCGACAGGGCGCGTTCGCACGGGGATGAAGTTACTAAACAGATGGTAGGACTCAAGGACTGGTTTGCATCTAATCCATTTTCGTATGCTCCATCAGCGAACAGTGATTTGTTAAGCCAGATAAGCGGATCATCTCCTGACTTCATAAAGTTAGTTCATGGCGTTGCGATGGCCGAGTCTGGGGACCGGCAATATGATAGCTCTGGAAAAGTAATACTTGGTCCGCCAATTGCGGGGACAACGGATCGCGCCATAGGACGGATGCAGTTAATGCCTTCCACGGCTAAAATGCTCGGTGTTGACCCGTATGACACAGGGCAGAACATTGAGGGCGGAGAGAAATATCTTCTCCAACTTCTCCAAAAGCATGGGGGAAATGTTTGGGACACATTGGCCGAATATGGAGGATTCAGAACAAGTTCTCCATCTAATTATGTGCACCGCGTGGAGCAGGCGGGTGGATTAACGATTGGCAGCATCACTATAAATTCTGCTCCTAATCTTACGCCGGAGCAGCACAAGCAAGTGATTGTATCTGCACTGGACCAGCATACTCTGGACTTTTTACGAAAGGAAGCAATTCTTAGAGAAAGAGAGCGCCAGGGATTGACAATACAGCTTAATGGGGCGCATCAATAATGGGCGGCATGATTATTCCCGCAGCCACATCCGCCGCGATTGCTGGCGCTGGGGAGATAATCGTCTACGCCGTTACCTCGGCGAAGGCGGCGGCAATGAAAGCCTCAATTGCCGCATCAGTTCCCGCTGCAAATCCGTTCCGGCCTCCGCAGTGGAGTTCTCCTGCGCTCACGATGATTACCGTTCCCGCATCTTACGTGAATTCGCAGTCGGCAGGTTCTGCCAATCCACTTAACGCTATCTCAGGTTCTTCTCCGGCAGTACCCGCAAATACAACTCCTCAATTCCTTGTATTCGATGGTGTAATGCGCGTTTCTCATTCTCAGCCCATGACGGCAACAGAGCATCCCATTCAAGATGCGGCGAACCTTACCGATCACATCCGGGCGAATCAGGCAACTATCACGATGGATGTGTTGATGACTGACGTTCTGCCTGCGTATGCC